GGCTGGCCGGTCATCGCGTCTGGCACGGTGCCGCTCGGCACGGTGATCGCCCTCGATGCCGCCGACTTCGTGGCGGTTGGCGGCGACGCGCCAAGGTTCGAAATCAGCGACCAGGCTACGCTGGTTTTTGACGACACGGCACCGACCGACATCGGCACGTCCGGCGCGCCCGCCGTGGTCGGTGCGCCGGCCAAGTCGATGTTCCAGACCGACTCGCTCGCCCTTCGATTGATCCTGCCGACCAACTGGTGCATTCGCCGCGCCGGCGTCGTCGCCTGGGTCGCCGGCGTGACTTGGTAGTCGTCGGCAGTCCAGCCGGCGAGGAGTAACAACGAAAGGAACGCAAAATGACCGACCAGCCTCATTCCAGCGACGACGCCGCCGCCAACAAAAAGCGCGTCGAGGAAACCAAGAAGCGGCTCGCGGACGAAAAGGCCGCCCGCGAGAAAGAACACGCCGCGCAACGCGATGCGATGTCCGGCGTGAAGCCGACGCCGACCCAGGAGGAAAACGACCTGGCGGCGAGCGGCGTGCATGTGGTCGAAAAGGAGCCGGATGGCTCGGCGCCCGATACCGGCATGCTGCCGCTGGCCGAGCGCGAAAAGCGCCAGGCCGAGGCGGGCAAGACTCCGCAGCGCGGCACCTATCCGACCAGAGCGACCACGGCAAACCCATCGACGTGAGCGCACGCGCCTGGCTAGGGCGGATCGCCGATCGCCTCGTTCGCCGAGGCGAAGGCGACTTTCGCCCTGGCCCTTACAATCTGTCGGTGACGGGCGGCTGGTTGCCGGATGGCGCCGCTTGGAATTGGTGGCAACAGGGATACGACCCGATCACCGCGCCACGGTCGGCAATGGTCGAGGCTTGCGTCTCGGCCTATTCGCAGACCGTGGCCATGTGCCCTGGCGATCACTGGCGGCTCAACTCAAAGGGCGGGCGCGACCGCGTCAAGAATTCGGCGCTGTCCCGCCTGTTGCGCTATTTCAACGATTATCAATCAACAAGCGATTTCATGCTCAATGCAACGCGCTCGCTCTATGAGCACGGCAACACCTATGCGCTGGCGTTGCGCAACGATCGCTACGAGGTGGATGAGCTCCACCTGATGGACCCGCTGATGTCGCAGCCGCGGCTCGCGGTCAACGGCGAGATTTTCTATCAACTCTACGGCAACGACGTTATTCAACGCCGCCTTGGCGCCGACAATCAGTTGTTGGTGCCGCAGCGCGACGTGCTGCATATCCGCTTGCATACCAAGCGATATCGCCAGCCGACACCGCTGGTGGGCGAGTCGCCGATCGTTGCCGCCTATGCCGACATCGGCGCCGGCGCAGCTATCGTCAATCAGCAAGGGTCGTTCTACACGAACGAAGCGCGGCCGAGCGCCGTGCTCTCGACCGATCTCATCCTCGATAAGGATCAGGTTCAGGCGTTGCGCGACCGCTGGAACGAGCAGGCGAAGGGCCTCAAGCAAGGCGGCACGCCGATCCTCACCGCCGGCCTCAAGGTGCAGCCGTGGGCCGTCGGCGGGCGCGACGCGGCGACCGCGGACGTTCTCAAGCTGACCAACGAGCACATCGCGCTCGCCTTCCGCATTCCGCTGCAAATCTTCGGGCTCGGCACCAGCGGGTTTTCGTCCACCGAATTGCTGATGCAGAGCTGGATCGCGAGCGGGCTCGGCTTCGCGCTCAACCACATCGAGGAAGCCATCGGCGCGATGTTCCAGCTCAAAGGCCAGCCGGACGAGTATGTGGAATTCGACACCGGCGCGTTGCTGCGCTCGGCGCAGAAAGACCGGATCGACTCGCTGGCGCGCGGCGTGCAAGGCGGCATCTACGCGCCCAACGAGGCGCGCGAGATGGAGGGCCTCGAGGCCGTGCCATTCGGCGATGAGCCGCGCGTGCAACAGCAAGTCGTGCCCTTGAGTCAGGTCGGCAAGATCCCGGCCGCGCCTGCGCCTGGCGCGCCGCCGCCGGCGCCCACCGACCAGCCGAAACCGGCCGACCAGCCGAAGCCGCCGCAGAAGGCCAGCCGCGATGACATACATCGAGAAGTCGGAAACATCTTTGCCAACGCCGATCGGATCGGACGCCGCCGAATGTCTGCTTGAGGCGTGGCGCGAAGTCCTGGCCGAGGTGCTCGACAACGCCCGGTGCCAGTGGCAGCGCGAGCACGCCCTCGCCCAGGCGCAGACCGCGGCCACGCTGGCCGAGCTCCGCGCCGAGGTCGCGATCGCCCGCACCGATATGCGCGAGATGGCGGCCGCGCGCCTGGCCGAGCTCCGCAGCGGGGCCGATGGGGCGCCCGGCCCGACCGGCGAGCCCGGTGCGCCCGGTGCGCCCGGCAAGGAAGGGCCGCCAGGCGCGTGCGGGGCGCCCGGTGAGCGCGGTTTGCCCGGCCCGCTAGGTGACATAGGCCCTCCCGGCGAACGCGGCCCAGCGGGCGACCGTGGCGCGCCAGGAGGCCAAGGCGAGCGGGGCGAGCCCGGCCCGGCCGGCCCGACCGGCGAGCGCGGCGAGAAGGGCGCACCGGGGGCGTTGCGCGCGGTCAAGATTTTTGCCGCCGGCGCAGTCCATTACGAGGGCGAGCTCGTCGCCGCCGCCGGCAGCACTTGGCAGGCGCGCCGGGATACCGCGGCCGCGCCGCCGCATGAGGATTGGGCGCTCGTTGCCGCGGCCGGGCGCGACGCGCCGGTCCCGGTCGTCCGCGGCACCTGGCGCGAGGGCGAGAGCTACCGCGCCCTCGAGGTCGTTGCATTGAACGGCTGCGGCTTCATCGCCCGCGCCGACAATCCGGGGCCGTGCCCTGGCGACGGCTGGCAATTGATCGCGTCGGCCGGGCGGCCCGGCAAGCAGGGACTCCCCGGCGGCAAGGGCGAGCGCGGCGAGCGCGGCATGCCAGGCATGGCGGCGCCGGCGCCGGCGATCGTGGCCTGGCGCATCGATCGCAAGACCTACACGGCAACGCCGCTCATGGACGACGGCAACGCCGGCGCGCCGCTCGAGCTGCGCGAGCTGTTCGCTCAATTCCACGGTGAGGCCGGCTGATGGCTGACATCATCACCAAAATCCTAACGCCCGCCGATACCTACGATCTGCTCACGCTCGACGCGATCAAGCTCGCAATGGGCATCCCGCCAACGGACACGAGCCAGGACGCGCAGCTCGCCGAGGACATCACGCGCTATTCCGATGTCATCTCGTCGCTTTGCAATCGCGTCTTTGCCCGCGAGGAGGTGCGCGAGACGTGGCGCTGCCTGGGCTCACGCCGCATGTTCTTGAGTCATTGGCCGGCGGCCGAGGCGGACATCGCGTCGGTCGAGTCGCCGCGCGGCTCGACGCTCGATCCGAGCGTCTACGAATTCGAGGAGCAATCCGGCAAGCTCGAGCTGTTCGAAACGCGCAGCGAACCGATCGTTGTCACATATACCGGCGGCTACAATCTGCCCGAAGATGCGCCGCCGGCATTGCGCCAGGTTTGCGAGATCATGCTGCTCGAGGGTCGCGCGTTGCGGCGCTCGTTCGGCTCGAGCGGCATCCGGTCAATTTCACATCGTGAAAGCCGTGTGATGTTCTTCGATCCGCTCGTTTCGGGCGCGCGAGCGGCCCAGCAATTCGGCTATTCGATCAATTCGATCAATTCGCTTTTGTCCGCCTACATCCGCTTTGAGGTTTGACGATGACGATCGGCGGCGGCGTCAACTTCTCGACCATGGTTTTGAGTCCGGCGTTCGATGTGTTCGCACGGCCGGTCACGTTCTATCCGTATGTCTCGCAGCCGGCGGGCGCGTCCTTTCTCGGCCGCGGCTACTACTGGAGCGGGCCGGTCGATATCCAAACCGAGGACGGTGCGATCTATTCCGATCAGAAAACCGCGCTCGATATCCGGGACGTAGAATTCGCCGAGCTGCCGCAGCAAGGCGATCGCCTCGTTATCCCCGAAGCCGACGCCGGCCCGGCGCTCGGCGAATTCGAGGTCGTCGATATCGACAGCTACGATGGCGGCATGACCGTGCTCACGCTGCGCAAATGGTTGCCGCCGGCGCCATGAGCATCTCGGACACGCAGAGTTATTCCGCGATCATCCGGGATGCGCTCTATGCCAAGGCGGTGACGCTGCCGTTCTTTGCCGGCTTCACGTCGCGCCGCTGCCGGCAGCTCCAAATCCAGCCGCAGTTCATCCCGTATCTCGGCGTCTACATCGTCGAGGAAGCGATGGCGCCAGACGGCGAATATCAGACCAGCATGATCCGGTTTATCCATTCGCTGTGCATTGGTTTCTCGGTCATCATCAACAACAACGATCAGGTCGAAGGCGAGCTCAAAATCGACGAAGCCTTCTGGGCGTTGATGAATGGCATCTGGCGCGATCCCAAGCTGACGAATTTCTGGTTTTCCAGCTTGCCCGACAACGTCACGTTTCGCGGCGTCGAAAAAGGTACGCGCCGGCACAACTTCGGAACATCCGGGACCAACGAGACGCCGTTCGCAGAGTTGCAATATGACGCCTGGGTCGTCTACGGCGCCGAATACGGGCCGATCATTACCGACGATCTGTTGCGCATGCATGTCGAGATCGTCCCGGTTGAGGGCGACGAGGCGGTGCCGCCGGCCGACGCGGTCCAACGCATCATCCGCGAATATGAGTTCACGCCTGCACAAGGAGGAAAGACCAATGGTTGAGGTAAAGCTAACCGAGCGTCAAAAGCTGGTCGCCGAGCGCCAGGCGCAACTCAAGAGCCGGCTTCCGAAGCCCGAGGTCGTGCGCGTCGAGCCGTCAACCGACGTGCTGCGCAAGGCGGTGCGCCATCCCCGCGGCATCGGCTTCCCGCCGAGCGGCGCGGTCGAGTGGCCGCTTGACCGCTTCACCAAACGGCGGATCGCGGACGGCACCGTAAAGGTCGTTGGCGGCGAGAAGGGCGAAGCGCCCAAGCCTGCGCAGGCTGCGCCCGGCGGCCCGCCGCCGCCGAAGCCGACCGCCTAATCCAACAATCAATCATTAGGAGAAAGTGCGATGCCCATCAGCTTCAATCAAATTCCTTCAAATATCAAGGTTCCCCTGTACTGGGTGGAGGTAGATCCGTCGAAAGCCGGATTGCCGCAGCTCGGGCTGCGGGCGTTGCTCGTCGGCACCGCGACCGCCGGCGGGGACGCGCCGCACGACATTCCGATCGCGGTCGGATCGCAGGCGCAAGCCGACGCGCATTTCGGCCAGGGCTCCGAGCTCTCGCGGATGTTCAAGGCTTACTACGCGAGCAACCTGGCCAACGAGGTGTGGGGCCTGCCGGTCGCCGAGCCCAGCGGCGGCACCGCGGCCACCGGCAAGATCATCGTCACCGCGGCGCCGACCGAAGCCGGCACGATCCATCTCTACATCGCCGGCGATCACATCCCGGTCAATGTCGGCGCCACCGACACCGTCAACTCGATCCACACCGCCATCTCGTTTGCAATCAACGAGAACTTTGATCTGCCGGTGCATTCGGTCGGCGGCCCGACCGACGTGACATTGACCGCCGAGTTCAAGGGCGTTCACGGCAACGAGATCACGGTCGCGCTGAACTACTACGGCAGCATCGGCGGCGAGCGCCTGCCGCCCGGTCTGATCATGACGCTGCCGGCCGGCGGTGTGCTCGCTGGCGGCGTCGGCGTGCCGGTGTTCGATGCTGCGATCTCGAACATGGGCGAGCAGGAATTCGAATACGTCGCCATGCCCTACACCGACTCGACCTCGCTGTTCGCGTGGGATCAGGAATACGGCTTCACCGATGGCGGTCGATGGGGTTGGATGCGCGAGCATTTCGGCCACGTCTTCTCGGCCAAGCGCGGGCTCTATACCGACCTCATCACGTTCGGTAACACGCAGAATTCCGGCGTGATCTCCGTGCTCGGCTTCGAGGTGGCGAGCCCGTCGCCGTCGTTCGAATGGGCCGCGGCCTATTGCGGCAAGGCGCAGCGCGCCCTCATCGACGACCCGGCGCGCCCGCTGCAAACGCTCTCGCTCAATCAGATCAAATGCGCGCCCTTGCACAGCCGTTTTGATTTCGAGGAACTCAACTCGCTGGCCGAAAACGGCATCGCGATCCAAAAGGCCGGCACCGACAACCAGCCGATGATCGCGCGAGAGCAGACGCTCTATCAGCTCAACCTCTATGGCCAGAGCGACGACGCCTATGAGCTCGTGACCACGCTCGCGACACTGGCCAAGCTGTTGCGCAATCAGAAAGCCGCGGTGACCTCGCAATTCCCGCGCTGCAAGCTCGCCGACGATGGAACGCGCTTCGGGCCGGGCCAGGCGATCGTCACGCCCGGCATCGTTCGGGCGGCATTGATCGCGCAGTACCGGATGGACGAGTTCAACGGGCTGGTCGAGAACGTGACTCAGTTCAAGAACAACCTTCTGGTGGAACGCAACGTCAACGATCCCAACAGGCTCGATGTCCTTTATCCGCCGGACCTCATCAATCAACTGCGCATCTTCGCGGTGCTGGCGCAGTTCCGCCTGCAATACGACCGCGGCATCGACACCACCACGCTTCCGCCGATCGGCGTTACCGGCACGCTGCCGGCGGCGGCCTAACTTTCGTTCCTCGCATCATCAACCCGTAAGCAAAGGAGAAACCTATGGCCCAACACTTTGCGGGCACGGCCTTCCTCTGGGCCGACAACCGACAACTGGCGTTGCGCGGCAACTTCACCGTCTCGCCGAGCAACGTCGAGCGCACCATGATCGCAGGCCAGGACCGCGTCCACGGCTATCAGGAGCTGCCGCGCGTTCCCTACATCGAGGGCGACATCTCGACCACGCCCGACTTGTTGATGGAAACACTCGAGGCGGAAACTGACGTGACTGTCATCGCGCAGCTCGCCAACCGCAAGCAGTACACGCTCATCCAAGCGTCGTGCAAAGCCGGGTTCGATATCAATACCCGCGACGGCCAGGCGCGCGTCCGCTGGGAAGGCGTGCAATGCGACGAGAGCTCGTGGTGAGCGCATGAACATACCCGTCCGCGAAGGGTTCGTCGCCGAGCAGCCGGTGGCGCCGGAAGCCGCGCCGGCCGCGGCGCCGGCGCGCGTCGAGACCTGGCCGATTAAGGTCAAGCTACTCCATCATCCGATCCGCAATCATAAGAACGAGGAAGTCCACGAGATTTCGTTCCGCGAGCCGACCGCCGCCGACATCATCCGCAACGGCAACCCGTGCCGCATCGATGCCGATTGGGAAATCATCATCGACGACCGAAAAATGGCGGCGATGGTGGCGACGCTCGGCGGCATCCTCACGCCCGAGGTCGAGCGGCTCGATCCGCGCGACTTCGCTTCGTGCGCCTTTAGGCTGCGGGGTTTTTTTCTGCCGGAGCCGGCGGCCTGGTAGGCACCGACGCCGGCGACAACTTCGTGCTCGACTGCTACTGGCTCGCTCGTTGGTATCACCAATGCCCCGACGTTTTTCTGTCCATGCCGATCTCGCATGTGCAGACGCATCTCAAATACACGCACCGCATCGGCGAGCTCAGGCGCCAGGCAAACGCCGACCGCGAGGATCGTTGAACAATGGCTGAAACAGAAGAACTACAAATCAAAGTAACGCTAGTCGAAGGTAACACCGTCGAGAAATTGCGCGAGATGCGCAAGGAGATCGAGGCGCTCGGCGGCGGCGGTACGGCGGCACAGCTCGAGCGGTTCAGCCGCCAGGCGCGCGACGCGCGCGAGAAAGGACTCAAGCCGTTCTCGGAAGACCTCGAGGTCGCAGCCAAGCGCATGGTCCCGTTCATTGGCGGGATCGGCGGCATCGCCACCGGCTTGATCGCGGTCGGCTATGCAGCGGACAAGGCGCTCGATGGACTCAATGACTTCGCGAAGGTGCAGGAACGCATCGGAGTCCTGAGCAAGCAGACCGGGTTCGATCCGGCGTTCGTGAAAATGTTTCAGGAGCAATTCAAGATCGCCGGGGTCGAGGACGCGACGCGCGACCTTCAAGGTCTGGCGCACACTATGGCCGACATCACGCGCGCCAATAGCGAATTCCGGCGCAAGATGATGGCAGGAGCCGGGCTCGAGGGCGCCGGCGCGATGCAGGAATTTCTCACGCAACTGACCGAGATCAAAGACCCGACGAAGTTCGCCAACAAATTGCGGGAGGGCCTCGAGAACATCAGGCGAAACGCTATCGCAAAATGGGGCGAGGTCGGCGGCACCGAAAGGTTCCGCAAGTTTGAAACCGAGCTGGGAATGCCAGACCTCGACCGATTGAAAAAGGATTTGCCCGCGGTATCCGCGGAGGAAAAGAAAATTCAGGCCGACCGCCAGAAGGCAGCAGATGACTACAACCAGGTTTCGCGCGAGATCGATGAGCATTGGGAGCACATCAAAGCCGCCTGGTGGGATCAGGCGATCACAAGCAGTCCGCTCATGTCGTCGATGCGCTGGATCGACGAGATGCTCAAACAGTGGGAGGACAAGGCCACGAAGGCAGAAGCGGCCAGCAAAGAGCATCCCGCGACGTGGCAGGAGCGGATCAATCCGTTCAGCGAAAAGGGCGCCGATTATTGGCGGGCGCAAAAGAAAGCGGCCGGCGTCGATGAACCCGACAACCCGATCAAGTCGTGGCTCAAGGAGCATGGGTTTTTCGAGAGCCAGGGTACGAGCCGCTTTCCGCAATTGGATACGCCGGCACCAGCCACGTCCACGCAAAGACGCCCAGGCGGACGGATGAAGCTCGGCGGCGGCGCGGTGCCGTTGATGGGCGGCCTGGCGCCCGACGAGTGGCCCGAGTCCACCAACATAGAGGACCGCCGCGGCGAGGCGCCGTTCATGGGCGATGACGGGCTCAAGGTGCAGCGCGAGCTCATGGAGCAGACCAAGCGGCTTGCCGACGACTTCGAGCAGGCGTTCGGAGTTGGCACCGGCGGGCTCGGCGGCGGCGCTCAAGGGCTGTTCAGCGGCGGCACTGGCGGCGGCGGTGGGCTCGCCGCCCAGGCGGGCCTCAACGACATCGGCGGCGGTGGTGGTCGCCACGGCGGCGGTGGCGGCGGCGGCGGCGGCGGCGGCGGCGGTGATGGCGGTGCGACGGGGCCAGATGATGGCGGCGGTTCAAGCGGAACTCTTGCCGAGCAACGCGCACAGTTTCAGAAGGAATTAGATGCTGATCCAAAACTAAAAGCCTTTGCCATCGACGCGATGCAACACGAAGGCGGCATCCAATCAAACATGGAACAATTGATGAATATGGCGGCCATGCGCCATCAGACGATAAGGAAGGCGCTTTTCTCTGGGCAGTATGGTCCGGTGCAGCATGGCTTGATCAGTGGAAACATCTCCGCAAAAACCGCAGCCGCGGGAGAAGCGGCACTTCAAAAAGTTTATGCCGGATCAAACATCACTGATTATTCGACCGACCAAGGTATGGCGGGCGATCCTAACTTCGCCAAGTATATGGCGGACCCCAAATATTGGGGGATGCACAAAGTTGAGAACGCTTGGTTTTCGGCTCACGGCGAGGAAGGCCGCAAATGGGCGGCAGAACAGCGCGCAAGGGATGCAGCCGCAGCCCCGGCGCCCGGCAACGACGAAGCCCGGCGGGCGAGGGCTTCATCATATAAAAATGACGGTTCTCAGCCCACGATAAGATCGCAAGAAGAAGCCGACGATTGGGTTTTTGGCACGGGTGCTTCGCGGGCCGCGCTCGACGACCAAATGGCGCAAAAGGTCGAGGGCACCGGCAAGCTATCGGTTCACGTCAACGCGCCGCGCGGCACCAAGGTCGGGGCCGAGGGTCGCGGTATCTTCAAGAAGACCGAGGTAACGCGCCAGACCCAAATGGAGCCGGCCGCCTCGTCGATGGCTTCGCAGTATCAGGAATAGCGATCGATGCTGATCACCGATCTACCCAATACCAAATGGCGCGATGAGTTGTTGCCCGCATCCTTCCGCGGCGCGTTCTTTCACGTCGAGGCGGGTAGCAAGGAGTCGGGGCGCGCGATCGTCGTGCATGAGTTCCCCAAGCGCGACCTACCCTATCCCGAGGACATGGGCCGGCGGACGCGGCAATTCTCGGTGCGCGGCTATTGCATCGTCTATCCGGTCAACACCGGCGAGCCGCTCTATAACCGCGACTACCGGATCGCG